ATAAAGGTAGACCAGCACCATCTTGGTGGCAAGGTTATAAAGGGGAATCATGGGCATAAGATATATAATAGCAGATCCTAATGAAGGTGTGTTTTTAGGAACGCGTTCCGACGTCGATAGAGAAGGAGTCGGAATGCTTTTTTCTGCTTATAACTTTTTAGAATTAACAAAGGCGGTTTCTTGGTCTAGTAGAAAAGAAGCTTTTGCATATATGAATCGATACATAAGACCAAACTTAAGAGAAAGTTTTGTTGCTGAAATCGTTACTGACTCTAAATCTGACTTTGTATCGACTTTCGATATATGCAGATCTGGTTATGGAGATATCGCAACTGAAATGATAGATGCGATCCACATGCCAAACGTAAGTATTCATTAAAACGAAATTAAATCAAATTAAACGTTTACAACAGAATAGAATCAGGGTAGATTAGTCTTATCGAAACTTAAAAATATAGGATGTTTAAAATGGCACACGAACTTGAAATGATTAATGGCCAAGCTCAAATGGCATATCGCGAAAGCAATGGTCTACCTTGGCATGGACTTGGTACTCCAGTCTCAGACGACATGACTCCACAACAAATGATGGAAGTCGCAGGTCTTAACTGGGAAGTTGAAAAAGTTGATACATTTATGCGCTGGAAAGGCGATAATGTTGCAACCGGTAATCAAGCGCTAGTTCGCTCAACTGACGGAAAAATCCTTACTCAAGTAGGTAAAGGTTGGAACCCAGTTCAAAACAGCGAAGCTTTTGATTTCTTCACAGATTTTGTTGCAGCAGGCGACATGATGATGGATACTGCTGGTTCTTTAAAAGACGGTCGTATTGTTTGGGCAATGGCTGACGTAAAAGACGGTTTTTCACTCTTCGGTGGAGATGAAGTAAAAGGTTATTTACTTTTCTCAAACCCGCACGAGTACGGTAAAGCAATCGACATTAAATTCGTAATGGAACGTGTCGTATGCAATAACACACTGGCAGTTGCTCTTAATGAGAAAAACCAGCCTTCAGTTCGTGTTAATCACCGTTCAGTATTTGATGCTGCTAAAGTGAAAGACATTCTTGGACTTTCTCATAACAAAGTTGAACAATTCAAAGAAGCTGCAGAGTTTCTCGGTTCAAAGCGTTATACAGATGAAAAACTTACTGAGTTCTTCGGTGTTGTTTTTGGCAAATCAAACAAAGAGAAAGAAGATCTTGCACGTTCTGCTAAGAAAGCAATGTCTCTCGTGGAAACACAGCCAGGTGCAGAATTCGCACCAGGAACTTGGTGGAATGCTTACAACGCAGTTACTTACATGACAGATCACGAATTAGGTCGTAATGCAGATAATCGCATGACTTCTGCATGGTTCGGTCAAAACGCAACCAAGAAAATTACTTCTCTTGATCTTGCATTGGAAATGGCTGATGCAGCTTAAAACAATTGATATGTTATTTTGGGGAGTAGCTTTAGGGCTACTTCTCATTTATTTTGATCCGCTAATGATTATTTGGGAATTTTAAAATGCGTTATACACTAATCTTTATCTTTACACATCTTGTAAGTATAGGATGTTTTCAATATACTTCCGACATTATTTATATGGTACCTTCAGCTTTAGCTATCATGTATTCTATTTTTCAATTCGTAAAAGTATGCACGTTGGTGTTTAGTCCAAATTGGGACGTAGAACTTGGTTATGCGGATCATATTCCTTATCAATGGAAATTTCTTCACAACGCCATAGTTGCATTAAGTACATATATACTGTGGAATGAAGGTTACAGTTTCTTTGCAGGTATGACATCTTTATACATTTTAGCTGTAGTTTCTTCATTAATTATTACAGTATTAGATTTAAATATGTCAGGAGAAGATTGATGAAGATTTTAATATTTGGCTTGCCGGGTTCTGGTAAAACTTGGCTTGCCGAACGACTACAAAAAAGATTAGAATGCGCTTGGTTCAACGCAGATGAAGTACGGCGTATGGCTAACGACTGGGAATTTTCTGAAGCAGCCAGATACCGCCAAGCACATCGAATGGCGTCTATTGCTAACCATGAAAAGTATCACGATCGTACAGTTATATGCGATTTTGTTTGTCCGACTGAAGTTACGAGGGCAATCTATGATGCTGACTATACGGTTTGGATGGATACTATCGATGAAGGTCGTTTTGAAGATACTAATAAGATGTTTGAAACACCTGAAAAAGTAGACTACCATGTAGAGAAATGGTTTGATAATACGGACGAAGCCTTAGCAGATGCTATTGCAAGACATATAAGGATTAATAAAGATGTTTGATTATAAGAAACCAAGTGTACAAATGCTTGGCCGTTGGCAACCGTGGCATGATGGACATACAGAGCTATTTAAACGAGCACATGCTTTCACAGGGCAAGTTGTTATCATGGTACGTGATGTGTATCAATTTGATGGTGACGCCGGTGATGGTCGTACTGCTGTGCAAGATGATAACCCTTTTGGTATTATTGACGTTATTGATAATATTGAAGTAGGATTAGCTCCGCATGGGTTTCATAACGGACATCAATATCTAATTCTTGAAGTACCAAACATTGTGGATATTAGTTATGGACGTGGTGTTGGATATACATTCACTGAACATGATTTAGGTGAAGATATTCATGATATTTCTGCAACTAAAATCCGCAAACAAATGCGAGAAGATGGTAAATTATAGTTTACATTCTGTATGAATCACTTTATAAAGATTATAGAAGCAACTAGGAAAAACTATGCATACTAATAAAGATTACTATTTTGAAACTGAAGCAGATGCACAATCTTTTGCAGATGAATCAAAAGTACCTTACGATCCATCTGCAGATGTTTATGTAAGAGGACCTTTTTTCAATGATGGCATTAATTCTGTTACTGGTGAACAGTGGCAAGAAGCGCATTGGAAAGTTAGTGTAGAGGTTTACAAATGATAGTTAAACATACAAAATGTCATTAGAACAATTTTTCCAAGAGGAAGAGAAACCTAAATGGGGAGGTTCTGTCGAAAGGCAGACTCATCTTCGCATCAAACTATGTATAGCAGCATATGCTTATGAGATAGAAAACTCTGAGATAATGTTGGATGCAGAATTTGATAAAAAATGTTTGGATGTTGATACATCTATTAATACTGGTCATGAGATAATGGATAGGTTCTTTCGAGAACAATTTGATCCCTCAACAGGACAATGGATATATCGACATCCAGAACTAGATAAGGTCAAACAGACCTACAATAAATACTACAAATTGAAAAGGAATATATAATGAATGATACAGCAAGTGTAACTGCAGATCAGCTTCGAGCTTTTATCGAAAGAGTAGAAACTTTAGAAACTGAAAAGCAAGAAGTTACTGATCAAATCAAAGAAGTGCTTTCTGAAGCTAAAGGCAGTGGATACGAATCTAAGATTATCAGAAAAATCGTTGCAATTCGTAAACGAAACCGTGACGATGTTGAAAACGAAAACGCAATGACTGAATTGTATATGAACGCGTTGGGTATGTGATATGACAGATGGCCCATTTCAAGCTGCCTTTGACAGTGATGTTGAAGGTGTTATACGCAGAGAAATCGTAACATATCGTTTAAAAAACGGTTCTATGGTTAAAGAAGTAGCGACACGAGATTACTATAATTCTGGTGATTATCATGATACAGTATCAACTCAACCGTTAGTTTCTAGATAAAAATGCCGTTACCTAAAACCTTTTACGAATATCAAATACCTTATGAACATCAGTATCACCAGGAATCTAATGAACCGGGTTTTACAAGTCCTGAAGATGGTCATAAACATGCGATGTTCGTAAAAGGAAACGACCATTTGATTGATGGTAGAACATATTGTTTTCAAGATGAAGACGGCAACTATGTTAGTACATTTGTAAGTCAATACTCAAGTATTATAGAGGATAATTTAGAACCAGGTGTAAAAGAAGCTGTACTCGCTTTACACAAAAAAGGATATTTGACCTTTACAAGTTGTCAGGGTCATGATGATTCTAAGCATCGTTATATTGGAGTTTTGTTTAATACTAAACAGCAAAAAGCTGATTTTATAAAAGAAATGAATAGCTTTCATTGTGACATATACTGGTATGATAATGTTATTAACACAGTAGAAAGACCGTGTCATGAAATTCCGTGGTGGTGTAATGGCGGTATTACTTTGCACATAATTTGGGATAACAGCCAAACATGGCATGAAGCACCGCAACAACGAAGAAGAAATAAGCCTTATACAGATCAGGATTTAACAAATTTTTGGAATATTCAAACTTGTAGAAATTATCAACATTATGAAGCTATAGTATTTTCGTTTGGATATCCTATGGTAGACAAAAGTATTTGGCACAGAGTTTATAAGTATCTTTTTTATAAACAAACTAAAGTTGAAATCGCTTATAAAGACTTTTGCAATAAAGTTAACAAACTTACTGACTACCTCGCATAAAAAAAGGGAAGCCCGAAAGCTTCCCTAGTAGTATCGTTATCCGATATCTTGTTTTTAGAACAAGTTGCTTACTGCAACACGTCTGTAGTACACGTTTGCGTTCGCAGTAAGTGCACCGTTGCCTTGAGATCCGCCAGCAGCGAATGGGTTTGAAACCATGCCGTAACGAGTCTTAAAGCCGATTTTTGGTTGGAAAGAATTCTCACCAACTGCACGAACCATTTGTAACGGCACATATGGGCAATAGAACAATCCAGCATCGAAAGATGAAGAACCTTTATATCCTACGACCATGTAGTTTGCACCTGCATATGGATCGATATACACTTTGTAACGACCGTTTAATACACCAGCGAATGTGTTGCCTGTGTCGTCTACGTTCAAAGAGTTAGAGTTAAGAGCTGGAGTGTAATCTAGTACACCTGCCATTTGAAGTGCAGAAGCAACATCAGATGAACAGATAACCATGTTACCTTTACCACGTCTTGTACCCTTAGCAATAGCGTTAGCTTCTTGCTCGATTTGGAACATAAGACCTTTGAACTTCTCTACTGACCAACGACCGTTAGCATCGACATCTAAGTCGAAAGTACCGGCAGAAGCAGTTGCAGTTGCACCAGCAACAGCGTTTGAGTAGATTGTACGAACTAATTCACGGTTGATTTCAACTAAGATTTCAGACTGTAAGATGTTCGCTAGTTCTGTTTCAGCATCTAGACCGTGAACGGCTTTAAGATCCTGAGCAAGCTCTGTTGTGTATTCCGCTTTTAACGCACGAGACTTAGCAGCAACAGTAACTTTTTCAATTGAGAAAGCCATTTCTGCGAAGTTAGTACCGTTACCGTCGCCTAATGCTTCAGCTTCAGTTGTACCCATACCAGTACCAGTTGTTTCTGATCCTGCACCCAATGCGTTAGCATGTGTACCAGCACCTGAGAAGTCTGTATCGGCTTCGTTATAGAATACTTCGTTAGCCGCAGCTTGCGTAGTATGTGTTGAACGCATTGCGAAGATCAAGCCTGTTGGGCCTGTCATTGGCTGAACGCCAGCAATATCGTATGCGATCAAGTTTGGCATTGCACGACGTACTAAGCTGATCAATACTGGGTCATAACCAGCTGTTGGTCCGCCTGCAGCAGAAGCTGAGCCGAAGCCGCCTGTACTTGCATCGTTTGCGTGTGTTTCGTTTAGAAGAGAACTCATAGAAGCAGACGTATCGCCAGACTCCATAAGTGCTTTTTCTGTATTTTCAAGAATTGTAGCAGTTACGCTTTTCTTGTGTTGTGAATCGATTGGCGTGAAAGAAGAGTGCTCAAGAATTGGGCCCCATTTTTCCACGAGCATCTGATAGTTTGACTGAGTCATGTGATTCTATCTCCTTGTGAGTTTATTCTAGATGTATTTATAAAAGTTAAGTATTTCATCTGGTTGCGATTATGATTGCTTCGTGTTAAAAGCCGATAAAAGAGCATTAATAGAAGAGTGCTCAGAAAGCGGTATTTTTGCTTCTGTATCTTCAGTAATGATTTCTTCTTCCTCAGTTACTTCTTCCACTACATGAGTAGCTTTCTTAAAGAAAGACTCTTTTAGTGTTGCAAGATCTGATTTATATGTGTCGACATCAGCAAAGTTTAATTTTTCTGAAAGTACTTTAAATCTTTCTTGTTCTACAAGTGTAAGACCTTCTGACATTTCAACAAAAACTTCATGAGCATCAGCTTCAGCTAATACAGCTTTTAATTCTGCATTTTCTGTAATCGCTTTATTAGCGAATTCTTTTGCTTCTGCTGCTTCTTCTTCAAGCGCTTTTACGATGTCTAGAGTTTCCTCATTAACGTCGATGTTGTGCTCTTCGAACAAACCTTTAAGCCCTGACATTAAGGACTCAGCTACTTCAACCTTAATACCGGCTTCAATAGCTACTGCGTTCTCTGTCATCCACTCTTCTACAACGTAGTCGAGATACGAGTCAAGATTTTCAACAATATTATTTACTGATTCTTCTGCAGCTGTGTGCATTTCTTCAGCAATTCTTTCTACTTCTTCTGCGATAGTTTTGTTCGCTTTAGCAGTAGCGGCTTCGTTAACTGCAGCTTCGAATACCAAAGTTACTTTGCTTGTAAATTCTTCTGACAAATCCATGCCTTCGAACATAGTCGCAATAGACTCTTCGATATCGATAACTTCTTCAACAATCTCTTCTGACTCTGCGTCAACAGCGTCTTCTTTCATGCCTGGTGTTGGTGTACTGATTTTATCAGCAGTTGGATCAACTGCTTTTTTAACGTCAGCTTTCTTTTTCTTAATTGTTCCGCCAGCCGGTGTCGCAGGTTCTTCTACTGAAGAAATTCCGTCATCAGCTACGAACTTTTCGTCTAGTTCATTTGACATATGTTCTACTCCTTTATTGGATCTCTTTTATTATATGAGTATTATTTATAATAACTTTAGTTTACAGGTTGTTTTATTTTTTTAGTCCATTAACGAACCGTTGGAACAATTCAGAAGCTACGCTCTCGTCAATTTTGTGAACGACTCTTCTAATTTGTTTTTCTACAACATCCTGAATTTCTTCTATAACTTGCTCAACTGGCTCTTGTGCTACCCAGTTTCCTGAAGCTATATCATAGTAATACTCAGCATTTTCCATGATACCATTTACGAAACAGTTAGGTCCAGAAGGATCCGTTACGATATCAACCGTTGCAAGATGAAAATCTTTTTGGACTTCCATAATTCCTTGTGCCGTTGGTTTAACAGAACCAAGGCCTCTTGTAGATACACCGATTTTTACATCTTCATCCATGAATGTTTTAACGATCTCACCCATTGGTGTACTAAGAATTTTAGCTTTACCAGTAAAGTTTGATCCTTCTCTTTTCATTTCAGTAATCAAATGCGAAACGCGATCGCCATTGATTGTAGGACCGTCTGGATGTCCTAGTTCACCAAGAGCTCTTTTAGTTTCGATAAAATCTTTCTGATAACGGCCCATTTCTTTTTCTAGAATTTCAGCAGGGTATATACGACCATTACGGTTTTTAAGATCGCCTTGCATGAAAATACCTTCGATGAAATGGGTTTTCTTACCAGTTTCTTCGTTAATTTCTGTGGATACCGCTGTATCTTCTGTTACTTCAGTAATTAAAATCATGATAGGTTTCCTTTAATCGTATTAAATTCTTGCGTCATAGTATGTTTTGCTTAATTCACTCCAAGGTCCATTTGTATTAGAGTCTGGATAAATTTGTCCAGTTGGTTGAACCTTTTTACATTTTACATATGTTTCTTGCAGAGTACCACCTGTTGGTGTAAATGATCTAATCCCTGCAGTTACTGTACCGTTTGCTTCACGATAGTATTGGTCATCTGGGTGGACTTTTGCCCCTGCTGCTAATGTTCCCAACGTAGGAGCATTATCGTATTGCCAAATTGCAGTTGGTGTTCCACTAACTAAAACTGTTGGTGATCCTGGTACGTCAACCCATGCCATTTTACTCAGAGTCTCCTTTGAGTTTATAAGCAAACATATTTAAAACACTTTCTTTCATTTTTGTTTTTCCGCCAAGCGCCGCTTTAACCATAGCGTTTACTTCCGCTTTGTCTTCAGCTCTAATAACATCTTGACCGTGGTCATCTGTTCTTTTATTTTTTGTTGTTTTCATAACAGTACGAGTTCTACCATCTGGGCCAGTTACGGTTACTGGCTTCTTAACAGCAGACATAGTTGTCTCGTTGACTTCTTCTTTAACATCTTTAGATTCGCCATGATGAGGCAAATGGTGTGCATGCGGATAAGTACCAGATTTGTTAATT